CTTGCAATAGCCGATTGATTTGTCTATCTTTTGTGAAATTGGCAATTTGCATGCAGTGTCATTATCAATAAACTGTCTGGACAAGAGGTGAATTCTTGTTTCTATTTCTCCAAAAGTAAAAACAAATTCGCCCAATGAGATTTTCCATTCTTGTTCATGCTGCTCTTGAGAGAATATTTCTTTCATAAATTAAATTATATATATTAGGCTTCGTCGTCGGCTTCGTTGCCACCATCGACGCCCTCACTCTGCTGCGTCTCCAGTGTTAACTGGCTGATGTAGCCGCTGCTGCTCAGGCTGTGGCGCACGGCGGTGACCATCCACACGGTTTCATCAATCTGCTTTTTCCAGCCGCTGACGATCACCGGCCGCTGGGGCATGACATCGGCACGGCCATAGGCCAGGGTGATGTCAAAGGAGTAAATGCCGCGCTGAATGCGTAGCCATTCGGCACGGGCGGCGGCCAGGGCGTCCGCCTCGTTGGCATAGGTCTGGCGCAAGGTCTTGGCCCGGCCGCTGATGCCGGCCACCACGCTGGAACGGGTGCCGCGCTTGATGTTGTTATAGAAGGCCTTGACGCCACTGTACGAGTCACGGTCCGAGCGTGCCCAGCGGTGCTGATCGCCTGCATCGCGGGTAATGGTGACGGGCGGCAGCTCTTTACCGCTGGGCGTGCGGGCCTTGCGCGCCTGGCTAAAAAGCAGCGTGCCGTTTTTGATGTTGCACAGGCAATCCATTTGCCTGCCCAGGCGGCGCAGAAACGAGGCGTCGGACTCCTGCGCCTGATCGGCATGGCCGATTTTGCGCAGCGCAATTTCCTTGTCGATACTGACCTTGAGCTTGTTCTGTGCGCCGATGCTGCGCACGATAGTGCCCACGGTGGTCTTGTGCCAGCTACGGTCCTTGAGGGTGCGCAGCTCGTCCAGCATATTGGCCGCACGGCCGCGCAGGGTGATGGTGTCCGGGGCCCCGCTGTATTCCACGGCCTGGATGGTGTAGCTGCCCTTATCCACCAGCCCCAGGGGAAAGCCGCCCATTTCGTCCGCCGTTGGCGCCCGGTAGGGGCCGCTGCCAGGACTGAGCTGCCAGCCTATGGCCACGGTCATGGGGTCGCCGGTGTCGGGCAGCTCCACGGCGCCGTCATGGTCGCTGATGACGATTTCCACCTCATCGGCTTCGCCGTCGCGGTTGTCGGTGATGTTGAGGCTGACCAGACGCGGCGCGAAGCGGTCGGAAACGTCCTGGCCCTTGACCGTTACGCGCCAGATGGGCGTGAGCTGCAGAAACAGGCGGCGGTTGCTGCTGCCCGTGGTGCTGGCCGTGGGCAGGGTGGCGCGGATGTCGGAAATATCGCTCATGGCCTTGCCCTTAACTCATGCTCACGGCGTCGGATGTTTCCAGGTCGCCCATTTCATCGGAGTAGGCGCCTTCGCCCTCATCGTCCTGATCGATGCGGCGCAGGGTCAGACTGAATTCAATCTTGCGGGCGGTGCCGTCCACCTCAAAAAAGGTCTTGGTTTCCTGCATTTCGGTGATGACGTAGGCGCCGTAGATGGTGCCGCTGCCTTCCACCAGTGCCCAGGCCAAGCCGGTGTTACCCATGCGGCGCAGCTCATCCAGGCTGGCGGGTTTGCCCTTGAACTCGGGGACCATGCTGCCGCTCAGGGTGATGATGTCCTCGCCATAGCCCAGGTATTGCGAGGTATCGCGCCCGCCCACAATGCTCTGGGTGGGGTGCTTCCAAGAGGTGCGGCGCTGCAGCTCTTGATACGAGAGGGTATCGAGGCTGAAAACAAAGAGGCCGAGACACATTTGCATGGTGGTCAATTCCAATCTGTAAAGCTGCTTTGCAGGCGCGCGGCCTTGGCGCGCTCGCGCTGCTCGATCACTCGCTCCACTTCCCTGCCTATTGCCTGCAGGTCCATGCCGGGGGCGGCGTGAATCTGGATGGTGATGGTGTCGCCGTGGATCACGGGAGCAGGGCGCGCCGCTGCAGGCGACGGGGTGGCCAGCACCGGGCGGCGGTCAATCTGCACAGGGTCGGCCATGTCGGGCATGGCTGGCAGCTGCTGTGCAGAAATGGCCTGGATTTGCTTCATGACGGGCTGCAGCTGCACGGCATGGGCTGGTACAGGCGGCAGCTTCTGCAGCGCTGGCAGCAGAGGCTGTGCGGCGGGCGGCAGCGCCTGGGCCGCAGCGGCCTGCAGTTGCACGACCTGGGCGGGCATGGGCGGCAGCTTCTGCAGCATGGGTAGCAGCGGCTGCGCGGCGGGTGGCAGAGCCTGTGCCACAGCGGGCTGCAGCTGCACGACCTGGGCAGGCACGGGCGGCAACTTCTGCAGCTGCAAGACCTGGGCGGGCACAGGCGGCAACGCCTGCAGTGTGGGCAGCAGCGGCTGCGCAGCGGGTGGCAGCGCTGTTGCGGCAGTGGTCTGCAGCTTTACGACTTGAGCAGGCACGGGCGGCAACGCCTGCAGATCGGGCAACAGTGGTTGCGCGGCGGGTGGCAGCGCCGGGGCCACAGCAGTCTGCAGCTGCACGGCCTGGGCAGGCACGGGCGGCAGCTTCTGCAGCGTGGGTAGCAGCGGCTGTGCAGCAGGGGGGAGTGCCGGGGCCGCAGTAGTCTGCAGTTGCACGGCCTGGGCAGGCAATGGCGGCAGCTTCTGCAGCATGGGCAGCAGTGGCTGCGCGGCGGGTGGCAGCGCCGGGGCGGTAGCGGTCTGCAACTGCACGACCTGGGCGGGCATATCGACCTGCGGCACGGGCATTACGGGCGCGGCCATGGTTGGAGCGGCCAGCGTGATCCCTGTTGCCATGGCCATGGCCGCAGCAGACTTGCGCACCATGCCTAAGGTGCGGTCAATACCAATGGCTGCACCTTCGCCTACGTTGACGCCTGCCGCCATGAAAACGCGGCTCGGGCTATGAATGCCCAGCTTTTCCTTGAACCAGCCGATAGCCGAATCTGCAGCACCGCCCACGGCATCGCGCACCATGGCCATCTTGCTGGTGATGCCGTTGACCAGCCCCTGGATGATGTTGGCCCCGAACTCGCTGAATTTGGTGGGCAGCTCAAGGCCAAAGTAGCTCATGACGCCAGCAAAGGCCTGATAGAACAGACCCAGCGGACTCCAGTTGACGATGGCCGTGCTGATGGTTTGCAGCACAGCAGGGAAAGAGCCGCCCAGCTGCTGCCAGACCGTGCTGGCGGTACTGACCATTGCGGCCCACATCTGGCCAAGCATGGATGAAATGCCACTCCACACAGCAGAGGCCGTGTCTTTGATGCCTTGCCACATGCCAGAGAAGAAGCCCGGCAGACCCGCCCAGATGGTCTGCGCCGTGCTGACTGAGCTGGACCACAGGCCGGAAAGACTGGCTTTGATGGATGTCCAGGCCGCCGCGGCTTGAGTCTTGACGCTGCCCCAGACCCCGGAGAAGAAGCCAGAAATGGCGCTCCAGTTTTTATAGATCAGGTAGGCCGCGCCTGCGATGGCCGCAATGGCCAGCACAAACCAGCCCACAGGCGTGGTCAGGAGTGCCACGCCCAGCTTGACGATGACGCCCATGGTTGCACGCAAGGCCACCATGAGGCCAGAGAACAGGGCACCCGTGAGCTTTGTCACCACACCCGTCAGCGCACTGATGCCCGCCCCCAGCATGGGCACCTTGACGCCAAGCATGCCGATCAAAAAGCGCATCAGCATGAACTTGCCCGCGATCAGTGCCAGCGGTATGAGCAGCGCTCCCAGCACGACCATCAGACCGGCCAGCACCGCGACAGAGCGGGCGATACCTGCCGTCAATGCGGGGTGCTCCTTGATCCAGCCGCCCACGCTGCTGGTGATGTCGCCAACGGCCTTGATGATGTCCTTGGCATCGCCCTTGATGGTGTCGCCAATGTCTGCCATGACATTGGTAAAACCGCCCTGCGCGGCTTCCATGACGTTGCTCAGCGTGCCTAGCTGCTCATTGACGCGCTGCTGCAGGCTGGCCTGGGCGTCCATCTTGGCCACGGTTTCCTTGTAGCCTTCGTAGCCCTTGGCCATGAAATTGCGCAGCACCTGCAGATTTTGGGCGTCGGTGCCGAACAGCTCGGACAGCACTTCATTCTTGAGAATGTCGTTTTCGCCCAGAGCCTTGAGCTTGTCCAGCTGAGCGAACAGGTTTTCAATGCCGGCAAACTTCCCCTGCTTGTCTGCAAAGTTCAGCTTGATGCCCCGCTTGGCCAGCATGTCGTTGGTCTTTTTGAGCTTCTTGCTGTCGAGTCCAGCGGCGAACACTTTGTCGATGGCGTTGCCAGCGCTGCCGCCGTCCGTCATACCTGCCTGATTCATCATCACAAGCAATGGGGAAAGCGTCTTGTAGGCTTCCTGCCCCTTTTGCCGAATCAAGGACATGGCTCCCGCCATCTTGGTGATGCCAGCCAGCTGGTAATTCTGATCGGCCCCCAGATAGGCATTCTTTTGCAGCACATCCATCAGGCCGAGCATTTCGCTCTCGGTGGCCTGGGTGGCGTCCTGCATCTTGGCAGCAAATGCAGCCGCCCCTGTGACGGGCATTTTCAGCTGCACACCCAGCAGGGCAGCGGCTTCGCCCGTACCGCCCAGGATGGCCTGCGCAGAGATGCCTTCCTTGCGCAGCACAGTCATCATCTCGATGAAGTCAGCGGTTGTACCGGGCAGGCGGTCCCCCAGGCGCTTGGCCAGGGCATCGATCTGCGCAAACTCGGCTTGCACGCTGCCATCGGATTGCATCATGGCCGCCCGCAGCTGGGTCGATGCATCTTCCTGTTGGGAGAACGCGCCCAGCGTGGCCTGCACCGGCTTGGCCAGGGTGCGGCCCTCGGCCACCATGCCCACGCCCAGACCAACGGCCATGCCTGCGTGCATCATTGACTTGGCGTGATTCGCCTTGAGCGCGGCCAGCTTGTCCTGCTGGGCCTTGAGTCCGGCCAGCGCCTGCTTTTGGCGCTCCATGGCGGCGGTTGCTGCCTCGATCTGGGTTTTCTGATTGCGCGATTGCTGGCCGAGCTTTTCAGTGCTGATGCCTGCGCGCTCCAGCCGCTGCTGGTAGCCCTGCAGCCGTTCCTTGCCGTTGTCAATCTTGCCGCTGAGCTGGGCAATGCCCGCCTCAGTGGTCTTGATCTGGGTGCGGTATTTGCTCAGCGTGGAGTTGGAGCGCTCATAGGCAGTCTGACTGCTCAGCAGCCGAATGCGGGCCATCTCAAGCTGCCGGCTGAATTCGGGCGTAGCGGTGGCGCCGTCCTGCAGCGCTTTGGTGAGCTTGCTGTGCGACTCGCGCGCGGTCTTGAGCGATGCGGCGATGTTCTTGTGCCGCTCGCGGTGCTCCACAAGGCTGCCATTGCTGGCGGCCAGCTTGGTTTGCAGGTCTTGCAGGTCGCGTTGCTGGCCACGCAGTTGAACGCGGGTCTTGCGCAGGCCGTCAATGTCTTGCTGTGCTTTTTCGAGGTCGCGTAACTGGTCGCGGGTGGACTTGAGCGCGGCGGCAGCATCCTTGCTGCCGGACTGAATGCCGCGCAGTGGCGCAAGGACTCTATCGCGCAGCTCCAGAATGAGCCGCAGGCGGGTGTCAGACATGGGCACCCCCTTGCGCCAGGGCGCGGGAGTGCAGGGGGGCGGCTAGTCTTTTTCGGCCAGCAGGCGCTCGATTTCGCGGGCCTGGGCGCGGTGGTCCTCGGCGCTGGTGTGCGCCCAAAGGCCAGTGGCAGCCATGATGGGCGCCAGGGCAAAGCCCAGCACGACCAGGGCGGCCAGTGCAAACAGCGCGTAAAGGAAGAAGTCGGCAGACATGGCCCATATATTACACACCCTGATGTTGGGCGCGAATGCGGGCTCGTTCACGCCATTCCATGAGGTCGGCCAGCGTCATGTCCTCCACGTCCGCCGGCCGCCAATGAAAGACCATGGCCAAGTCGGCCATGGCGTCCTCTACGCTGTCAGGTATTCCGCGCGGATACTCTTGCGGGCGAAAAAACTAGCCACCTTCATGCTCAGCTCGGCAAGGTCGGCCGGGTCGAGCTGGGCCACCTCATGCTGCAACAGGGTGGGGGTGGTGATGCGTGGCAGCAGCATCTGCACAGAGCCCACATCCAGGTTGAGCAGCTCGCCCAGCTTGATGCCACGCAGTTGGCCAGCCAATGGCTTGCGCAGGGTGATGGCCGTGACTTCGGTGTCGCCGCGCTTGATGGGATAGTCCAGCGTGACAACTTCCACGCCTTCGACCACGGGAGTAGTTTCGTTTTCGTTCATGGTGATGGGTTCTCAGAAAAAGGGAATTGCAGGGCGCGCGATCACATGCCGATAGCGCGGCGGATTTTGGAAAGAACGTCCTGGCCATCGACGTTGAAGACCAGGCCGGGCATGTCGATCTCGATCACATCGCGGCCGTCCACGGTCAGCTTGTAGTAGCTGACGCTGATGGTGTGGGTGTGCTCGGTGTCGTCGCCTGCCTTGGCATCGCCGGGGTCGATTTCGCGCACGCGGCCGCTGACCAGAATTTCCACGGCTGTCACCACGGCAGTGCCGTCGTCTTCATAGGCGCCGGCAAAGCGCCACTGATTGGCGTTGTGGGTCTTGCCGCCGAAAGCGCGGTAGCCGTCCAGCAGAAAGCCGCCCGCCTTGAAAGACAGTTCCAGCTTTTCCAGGCCGAGGTCCACCTCGATGGGGCCGTGCATGCCGCCGCCGCGCCACTCTTCGACCTTGCGGGTGAGTTTGGGCACGGTCACGCTGTCGATCTGGGCGCGCCACACGTTGCCGTCGCCAAAGAGGTTGAAGTTTTTGAGTTTGGAAGGCAGTGCCATTGAATGGTGCTCCTATGGTTTCAGGTTCAGGCCTGGATGGCAGCCGCGAACTCGGCCAGGAAGTCGTCCGTAATGGATTGCTCAAAGATGAGGTTTTCCAGCGGCGGCACGGGTGTGTAGCGGTAGCTGATGAGCAAGCGGCCCGCTGCGAGGTCTTCCTTGCTGTTGCGGTCGGGGTCAAAGTAGGCTTCGGCGCCGATCAGGTAGCCGCCGCCCACGAGGTCGCGGAAGCGGCTATTGATGTAGCCCAGCATGTCGCGCACAAGGCTGGGGTGCATGGGCTTGTCCACGAACGCAAAATGCGCGTCGGCAATCGTGTCGGCCAGAACCTGGGCTGTGCGGGTGTAGTTTTCAAAGGCGAATTTGCCGCCTTGCACTTCACAGGTACGCGAGCCCCAGAAGCGGTAGCCGCTGCGGCGGATGATGGTGGTGACTTCCAGGGCGTTGAGGTAGCCCGCATCGCTGGCCGGGTTCTGCAGGTCGAAGAACACAGGCACGGTGATGCCCTCGGGGCCGTTGATGACGGCATTGCTGATGTTCTTGTGCCAGCCCACTTCCTGGTCCAGCTTGGCGCGCAGGCCCAGGGCGTAGGCGGGGGCTGCCAGGGTTACGGCTGCGCCTGTGCCTTCGGCGCCGCCTGTGTTGTCCCAGGCCATGAAGTTGGGCCACAACACCATGACTTCGCGCTGGCCGAATTCCTTGCGGTAGTTGGTGGCCTCTTCCTTGGTCTTGGCATAGCCGCCCGTGGTATCGCGTGCAGCCACATAGGTGAAGGCGCGCAGGGACTGCGCAGCGCTGGCCAGAGCATTGGCCACGGCCTTGGTGTCCAGCTCGGGGGCGCCGATGATGCGGGGCTTCACGCCCAGCTCGGATTCCGCCGCCAGCAGTGCCTGGATGCCAGTGCGCTGACCAGTGACGGTCACGGTGCCGATGACGTTGGATGTGGTGGCTGCAATGTCGGCACCTTCTTCCACGCGCACCACGATTACCAGGGCGCGGGATTGGCCGCTGATGGCTGTCAGTGCCCTGGCCAGGGTGCCGCCCGCGCCTGCCTTGCCAATGCCGCCTGCTGGATTGGTGAGCAGCACTGGAGTGTTGATGGGGAATGCGTCATCGTCGGCGTCCGGGGCCGTGGCCACCAGACCGATGACGGCTGTGGACGCCACGCGGATTGCCGCGCCTACGCCCGTAGTCTCGATGACGCGGACGCCATGGTGATATTCAGTTGCAGCCATATGGCTTCCTTTGAATGAGGGGGTGGAAGGGGTGAGGGCGCTCAGGCGGCCGAGGCTGCAGGCGCGTCCTTACTGGCAGTGCTATCCGACAGTTCTGCGGTCGATTCGGCGTTGTCGGTTGCGGAGGTATCGGCGCCTTGGGTGTTGGCCTGGACTTGCACCTGGGCCTGCAGCTCGCCCAGCAGAGGGGCCACTTGCTTGTAAGGACGATCAGCCACGCAATCGAGGATGAAATGGGCGGCTTCTTGCGTGACGGTCAGCGTCACGATGTTGGGATTTGTCGATTGAGACATGGGCTTTGCATAGGGGGTGGGTTGCTGGTCCCCTATGGTTGCGCCCGGTGTCTGAATGAGCCAGCGCGGCCCGTTGTGGCGGTGACTTGCACGTAACTGGCCCGCACCCTGGGCCTGATTTCGCTACACCGCCACGCTTTTAGCGTAGGTAAACAACTCGTCTAAGTCGCTGTCCGAGAGTTGCAGCAGTTGGGCCATGGTCTGCATGGCCGGGCTGCCTCGCTCCCAGGTCGTGGCGCGCTGGTATCCGATTTTTACGGTGTAACGCTGCACCTCGTCCGGGATGCTGGCGATTTTTGCCAGCACATCGTCCTCTGTAATGCGCTTGATGGCAAAGAGTGCAACCAGACCCTGCGCCGGCGAACATACTCTGGGAGCAGTCGGTACAGTCTCCGGCTCCGGCTCCGGTTCGGACGGAATAGGCTCCATTACCCACGAGTCACCAGAGGCCGCCCGTCGCCAGAGCGTCCCCGTGGCTGGTGCGCCGGGTGGCGCATCCTTGTATGCGTTGCCGGGTATCAGAAAGACGCCGGGCTCTTCCGGACTTTCGTCCGCCCATGTTTGCCCAACAAAGTAGCCATCATGGTCGGCCTGATAAACGATGATTTGAAGCATGTGATTTCTTCTTAGATGTACTTGATGAGCGCCAAAAGAGCCACGTTGCGAGGCTTTGTTTCCGAGCCATAGCGCCCTTCCCAGTCAAGCCCGCTTGCATAGGGCCATGTGCGCGCCGGCTCTGGTGGGTTATCCGCTGGATTGAGGTTGGAGCCTCCGTCCGTGTACCACCAAACATCGTCGCGGATACCCCAATTCGTGCCCGCAGGGCCAGCGGGCGAGCTGGTAGGAATGCCGTGCATGTGGCTCTGCACTGTGTCGATCTGGTTGGAGCCGATTGCACGGCCTGGGTCAACGGCAGAGCCATCGGACCAGAAGCGCGGGAACTCGCCGCGAAGGTCAGGCAGCTTAAAGGTCGTAGAGCCATCGCCGGCCCCATACAGCGTGCCGATCACCGCAAAGAGCTTTGCATAGGTGCTGCGGCTGACAAGCGCACCGTTTGCCTTCAGATAACCGGCGGGCTGTACGTTTGCTGGAAACATGACGATTGCACCCGTTGGCATATGGTCGCCAATGGTGTCCACAAGTCCCTTGGGGGTCACGGAGCGAGTGGTATCAGTACCCGCCTTTGCCTCAGCTACCGTTGCCAGCTCGCTTACACCGCTTACGGTTTCAGTTGCTGCCGCAAGCGCATGCGAGTGGCTGGTGGTCGTGACGGCATTGGCTGTTGCGCCGCTCAGTGTGGTGGGCGTCCCCAAGGTCAGCGTGCGGTCTGCTGTGAGGTTGCCGCCGCCCGTCAGGCCATTGCCTGCCACGATGTTGCGCGCAGCCAGGGCACCGTCCGTGATGCCGTAGCCCGCCAAGGTGGTGGGCTTGCCGGTGACGCTGGCCCAGGCCGGGGTGACGGTGACGCTGCCGGCAGCCGTCAGCCGCCCCTGGGCATCGACGGTGAAGGTGGGAGCCGCCGTGGCGCTGCCGTAGCTGCCCGCCGTCACTGTTGTGTTGGCCAGGGCAATGGTGCGGTCTGCGGTGAGGTTGCCGCCACCACTCAGACCCGTGCCCGTGTTGATGGCGCGGGCGGCCAGGGCGCCGTCCGTGATGCCATAGCCCGCCAAGGTGGTGGGCTTGCCGGTGACACTGCCCCAGGCCGGGGTGACGGTCACGGTGCCAGCCGCCGTCAGCCGCCCCTGGGCATCGACGGTGAAGGTTGGCGCCGCCGTGGCGCTGCCATAGCTGCCGGCAGTCACTGCCGTGTTGGCCAGGGCAATGGTGCGGTCTGCGGTGAGGTTGCCACCACCACTCAGACCCGTGCCCGTGTTGATGGCGCGGGCGGCCATTGCGCCGTCCGTGATGCCATAGCCTGCCAAGGTGGTGGGCTTGCCGGTGACGCTGCCCCAGGCCGGGGTGACGGTCACGGTGCCAGCCGCCGTCAGCCGCCCCTGGGCATCGACGGTGAAGGTGGGCGCCGCCGTGGCGCTGCCGTAGCTGCCCGCCGTCACTGCCGTGTTGGCCAGCGCAATGGTGCGATTGGCCGAGAGGTTGCCGCCGCCCGTCAGGCCCGTTCCTGTGGCAATGGTGCGCTCATCTGTCAGGCTCTTGCGCCATGCACTCCAGCCCGTGTTGTAGCGCGAGCGGGTCCACTGGTCGCCGTTGTTGTAGTGGGTATAGGTCTGGGTGCTGATGGATGCACCGTCCCCGATGACCAGCAGCGTGCCAGCGGCAGCCACCGGGTAATTGGTGCCGCCCGTGGCGTTGGCATTGGTGCTTTGTGTGTAGATGCCTCGGGCCGTCACCGTATTGAGGTCCACGCCGTTGCCCAGCGCCGATGCCATGGTGACGAAAGCGCCGTCGCCCAGGTCTGCCACGCTCAGGCTGACTTGATGGGTGTGACTGGTGGCCGTGGCCGCATTGGTGGTGGCACCCGTCAGCGTGCTGGGGGTTCCCAAGGTCAGCGTGCGGTCTGCTGTGAGGTTGCCGCCGCCCGTCAGGCCATTGCCTGCCACGATGTTGCGCGCAGCCAGGGCGCCGTCCGTGACGACGTAGCCCGCCAGCGTGGTGGGCTTGCCGGTGACGCTGCCCCAGGCCGGGGTGACGGTCACGGTCCCTGCCGCCGTCAGCCGACCCTGGGCATCGACGG